ACATTGGTTTTGGTGTATTACTAGGTCCAATTAATGAAAGTGTAAATACTCTCATTAATATTTTAGTCGATAGCGGTCACGTTCACACTCTCCAAAGTGGTTTTATTGGCAAAAGTTTACGGTTAAAAATGGGAGATGCTTCCTTTAAACCGGGTGAATGGAAACCTGTTAACGCCACTGGTGACGATCTACGAAAACAGATTGTACCTTTACCTACAAAAGAACCAAGTGCTGTGTTATCACAGTTACTAACTCTTCTCATTACGTCAGGTAAAGAACTTGCCAGTGTTGCAGAAATCTTTACTGGGAAAATGCCGGGACAAAACACACCTGCTACTACTACAATGGCTTCTGTAGAGCAAGGTATGAAAGTATTCACTGCTGTTTACAAACGTATTTTCCGTGCTTTATCAGAAGAATTCGAGAAGCTATTTGATCTTAACAAACATTATTTAGACCCTAACAAATATGTTAATGTACTAGACATTCAAGTTGGTCCTAATGACTTTGATGAAGATTCCTGTGATATTAGCCCAGGCGCGGATCCTACTGCATCTAGTCAAACTGAAAAGTTAACTAAAGCACAAGGCTTAGTTGAAATGATGCAAATGGCTGGTCCTATTCTTGATCCTATTAAAGTTATTTCTCGGGTACTTGCAGCGCAAGAACAACCTAATTGGGAGGAACTCTTTAGTGACCAAGTTAAACAATCTGGTCAAGTACCACCACCTCCCCCTGATCCTAAAGTTATGGCACTACAAGCTAAAATGCAAGCAGACCAACAAGGTGCTGCATTAAAGATGCAAGCTGAACAACAAAAGATGGAATTAGATGGTAGATCTAAAGAGCAAGAAATGATGATGGCTGCACAGCAGCACGATCAAAACATGCAATTTAGACAAAGTGAACAGCATCAAAAAGCTGTATCTGAGTTACAAAAAGCTAATGTTCATATTGCTACAGAAGTAGCTAAAGGACAACAAAAGTTAGTTCAAGGTGAACAACAACATACTGCTAAATTACAGCAAATGAAGGAGACAGCAAGATCAGCTACTTCTCAAGGGCAGAACTCCAAGAGTGGAAACAAAGCCCGCTAACAAAACATTTTCGTGATTCTGTAATTCCTGCCCTACGTCAGGAAATACTAGAAAACTTAGTACACGTAGGTACTGAAGAATTTAAAGTATTACAAGGCCAAGTAAGGGCTTTTGATGATATTTTAGATTATCTCAAAGAGGAGATTGAATGACTGTTACTGTTACTGGTTGTCGAGTTCTTATTAAACCTTTTAAAATTCAAGAGCATGATAAAGTCTTTGCATCTGCTAAAGCATCTGGTATTGTTTTCCCAGAGTTTTCAGAACGTAAGGAACAAGTTAATGTAGATAAAGGTACTGTGCTACAGATTGGCCCTTCAGCGCATTCTGATTATGTTGGTGATGTTAAAGTCAATGATGTAATTGGTTTTGCTAAGTTTGGTGGTAAGTTTGTGCAAGACCCTGTTGATGATGAGGTATATCTTATTATTTCAGATGAAGATATTATCTGTGTTTTTAAGGAATAATAATGAACGAAAACAATACAACTGATCTACCAGAAGGTCAAGAAAATACTACTCCTGAATACACTGAAGTAGAGCAACGTGCTCTTGAAATGGGATGGAGACCCAAGGAAGAATTTAATGGTGCTGAGCATGATTTTATTGATGCTAAAGAATACGTAAATCGTAAACCTTTATTTGATAAAATTGAATATCAGTCAAAAGAGTTAAAAAATGTGAGACGTGCTCTTGAAGCACTAAAAACACATTACACCAAAGTTCAGGAGACTGAATATGAACGTGCTTTAGTTTCTCTTAAAGAAGAACGTAAGCAGGCTTTAAATCTAGGTGATGGTGATAAGTTTGACCAAGTTGATGAGCAGATTAAGTTAGTTGAAAAACAAGCTGCTCAAATTAAACAAATTCAAGATACACCTATTGTCCAAGACGACAAAACCCATCCAGAATTTGAATCATGGGTATCTCGCAATAATTGGTATAAAGATACATCTTATATGCGTGATTATGCAGATCAAGTTGGTACAGATTTAGCAGCTAAAGGTATGTCTCCCTCAGATGTACTTAAAGCTGTGGAAAAAGCAGTTCGTACTGAATTCCCACAAAAATTCCGCAATCCAAATAAAGACAATGCTCCTGATGTAGGAGATAGCCGTGGTACACGAGCTAATGCCTCACGAGGTACTACATCGGATGAAGCGGGTCTTACTGAAATAGAGCGCAAGATTATGAATGATCTTGTACGGTCAAAGACAATGACTAAAGAACAATACCTAGCTGATCTTAAAGCGATCAAAGCTAATTAAAAGGAATAATCATGGCAAGAACACCAGTTACAAATTCCACCACGGCAAGTGCCCGTCCCCGGCGTCAATCCTTATCTACACGTAATCGCCTCGATGTAAAGGATCAAGACCCAAACTACCATTATCGTATTGTAAACGATGTTGATGACCGCGTAAGCCGACTACAAGAGCTTGGCTACGAAGTTGCACCTAAAGAGACTGTTGGTGCAGTTGGTTCTAAACGTGTTGATGATGCTAGTTCGTTAGGTTCTATTAAGCATTTTTCAGTAGGTCAAGGTACTAAAGCTATCGTCATGCGTATTCCAAAAGAATATGCTATTGAAGATCAGAATGTTAAACTTGATGAGATTGCTCAACTAGAACGCACTATGTATGGCGATGCCAAAAAGGCATCAGATTACGGCACACTGGAAAATTCATAACCGTTAATTGTCTTTTGGCTATTGTTTAATTTTTATTTAAAGGAAAGTCACAATGGCTAATACTTCTCGAATCTACGGGCTTCGTCCCGTCAAGCACGCATCAGGTGCCCCTTATAATGGTCAAGCTAATATCTATGCAGTATTAGCTTCTGATGGTACCGCTCTTTTTGTTGGTGACCCTGTTGTCCTCGATGGTAACGCGGATGCTCGCGGTATTGCATCAGTCACTAAAGCAGCTCAAGCTGGCCCTGTACTAGGTGTTGTGGTTGGTATTATCAACCCTAAACTAGATCCAGTTCAAGGTACTATGACTTTTGGTGCTATTGCACTAGATACTCCACAATATCGTGCTGCGTCCACTCTACAGTATATTCTTGTAGAAGATGCTCCTGACGTTATTTATGAAGCTGAAGCATGCACTGGTTCTAATGCTTCTTACACTTATCTTTTAGCCGATATTGGTCTAAATGTATCACATTCACTTGTCACTGGTTCAATTACTACTGGTGTTGGTGCTACTGCGTTAGATATGTCAACTAAAGCAACTACAGCTACTCTTCCTTTCAAGATTGTTGGTGCTGTTCAACGTGTGGATAATGAAACTATTTCAGGTACTTCCACCGCAGTTAAACTATTAGTTAAAATCAATGCTGCTACCCTAGGTAACGGTACTGGTGCAACTGGTCAATAATCAATAAAGGAAATATAAAATGGCTATTACTACTTCAAGTTTTGCTAAAGCACTTTGGCCCGGGGTTAACTCTTGGTACGGTGATGCTTATAATCAATATCCTGTTGAATGGGATAAACTGTTTGAAAAGAATACTTCTCGTCGTGCATTTGAGGAAGATGTTGGTGCGTCATACTTTGGCTTAGCCAACGTTAAAAATGAGGGTGCACCCATTTCCTATGATACTTCACGTCAGGGTTTCACCAGTCGTTATAACCATGTCGTGTACGCTCTTGGTTTTATCATCACTCGTGAAATCTTTGAAGATGATCTGTATGATGTGGTTGGTAAGCAAAAGGCTTCAAGTCTTGCTTTCTCAATGCGTCAGACCAAGGAAATTGTTGCTGCTAACGTTTATAACCGTGCTTTTAGTACAAGTTATGTTGGTGGTGATGGTGCTTCACTGATTGCATCAGGTGGTTCAAGCTCAGTTGGTGGTTCAGCTACTGCTCCTAATATTGCTGGTGGTACTTACACCAATGGTACTTCAGTTGCATTAGACTTATCTGAAGCATCCTTAGAGCAAGCCTGTATTGACATTGCTGACTTTAAGAATGACCGTGGTTTAAAGATTGCTGTACGTCCACAGACCCTAATCATTCCTAAAGAACTAATGTTCGAAGCCAAGCGTATCCTACAATCAGATGGCCGTATTGCTACTGATAATAACGATCTAAATGCGCTAAAGACTATGGGTATGATTCCTTCAGTTGTTGTGAACCATTACCTAACTGATACTGATGCATGGTTTATCCGTACTGATGTAAAAAATGGTCTAAAGTATTTTGAGCGTCGTGCAGATGCATTCAATATGGATGAAGACTTTGATACTGAAAATGCTAAGTACAAAGCTACTTCACGTTATAGTTTTGGTTGGACTGATCGCCGTGCTATCTACGGTTCACCAGGCGTCTAAATCTCATAATTAAACAAAGGGCTACTTAATTGTAGCCCATTTATAAAGGAAATTAATTATGGCATTTATTTATGGTGATCCTAACGTAGCGGGTCCATTTGCTTCTTATCAAATTAAAGACATTGTATGTAAAGTATTAAAACTTACTGCCACTAACTTTACCACGGCTGGTGTTAATGCTTTAGTAGCTGCACTACCTGCTGATGCAAGTATTGTTGGTTTTGAAACTTGGGTTAAAACTGCATTAGATAATACTGCAACTTTACCCACTATTTCAATCGGTACTGCCGCTGGTGGTACTCAATTTGCATCTGCTGTAGCAATTACTAACACTGTTGGTACTGCTGCAAAGCTAAGCCCAGTAACTGGTATTTTACAACCATACAATGCTCCATATGTAACTGGTGATATTCAATTATGGGTACGTGGTGCTTGTTCTACCGCTAACCCAGCTAACGCTGAAATTTATCTAACAGTTTTTTACGTTCGTTAATAAGGCAGGGGCGGTGAGCCCCTGTATCTTCTCTTGGGGAGAATGTTATGGGATCAAATGTATGGGTTAAGAGTGGTAAGGTTATGGATATGCTTCCTAACCCGACACAAGGTGGTATACCAGTTACTGGTGCTACTACAGGCAATTGGGTATATAAAGATGCCCCAAGTGCAACATTTCAAGCCGTTGTAAACGGCACTGGCGCTATTGGCGCTACAATTACAATTCAAGTAAGTAATGATGGTATTAATGCTGTTGCTACTTCTTTAGGAACAATTACGCTATCTGGTACTACGGTGGTATCCGATGGCTTTACTACGTCCTCTCCTTGGAAATATGTGAGAGCAGTAGTTAGTGCACCTAGCGGTACTATTTCTTCAATTCTTTGTATCATAGGTGTATAAATGACTGTAACTACTAATTATACTATTACTGGTAATGTAGACAGTACAGTTCAAGCATTGGTGTCAGGGGCTGGGAATTTGACTGCTCAACAGATCGCAGTACCCGTGGCCGGCGTTGTTGCCGTGAAATCGGATGGGCATGCCTACCTGCCTAGCGGGGAACTTTGGGTGCCTGGCGACCTTGCGGGGCTGTCGATAAAATACGCATCCGCTTTTGCGATTGCGTAATTGATCAACGCCGCTATTGCTGCAACCCCTGACAACGGTGTGCTGCAGTTGCCCAGCGGCACGATCTACATCGGAGCCACGCTCAACGCAGACGGCAAAAAAATCAAGATCAAGGGCCGTATGTCCAGCCTTGGCAACGGCACCAAGATCGTCCGCAACGGCGACTTTGTCGCGCTGAGCTGGTGCGGAACTTCCAGCGCCTTCATCCAAATTGGCGGCGCTGACGATATTGAGTTCGGCAGCACCAGCACTGCCTTTGC